AACAGTATAACACTTTTACAAACTAAATGTCTACGCTCATTTATATTAGTTCTTGTAATTATTCCATCTGTTGTAATTTCAAGTACATATCTTTCATATGTGTCTAAGTCATATGCTTCAACAAATTGCCTATTTTTTACACCAGAACTTGCGCCACATCTTAAGTTTGAAATTTTATTTCCAGAAGTAACACTTGCTGTTGTTGTGTAATCAATATTAACGGTTACATAATCTTTAAGATAATTATATTCTACTGTACCTTTTCCGTTTAACAGTGTTCCACTATATTTTTTAATGCCTACGTTATTATAACTTTCAACTAATCCTTTAATAATATAGAAATTATTTATCTCTATACTAGGTGATTGTGTAGTCATATCACTAATAAGTATTGTGATAGGTTTATTGTAATAACTTTCAGCTAATCTTATCATATCGTGGATATAATTTTTACCATTTAATAGTGTTGTTTGATAAACAATATTACCATCAATTTTTAACTGCAATGTATGTTTATTAGTGTCATTATTATATACTTCTGCGCCTACCGTATACTGACCCCTAAGTAGCGAATAGTTTACATAACTAATAGCACTTTGAGTTTCTCCAGAAAATGTAAAACTATTAGTATTTACATTAACACTAAGACTATTAGCTTTTGATTTAAAATCACTGATACCGATAATATTATCACCTGTGTAATCAATTTTATTCCAACATTCTCCACTACCCATAGCATAAATCATAGCTTCGGCAATCATTTTGTATGTTTCACTAGTTGGGTGTGTCATATCAATAAGTAATTCGTTCCAGTTACCTAAGTTAATGTTGACACTTTTAAACAAATTAATAACAGGTATATTTAATTTATAACAAGTGTCGCAAACAGCATTAACGTAGCTTTCACATAGTACGTTAAATTTGTTAGGAATACCCTGCACACTTTGTCCAGACGGTAACATAGTACACATGTAAATTTTAGCACTACTTTTAGCGTTATTGATAATTGTTTTAAGGTTGTAATATAGAGAATTTTTAAAATTCCCATAATTAGTAACACCGCTGATTTCTGAAATAGGCTGTGCAGTATTCCAGTCATTATACCCACATAACACCACTATATAGTCGGCATTATTCAGGTTTAAACTTTCTAATTTAGTGTATAATGTGTTACCTGTTTTTCCTGTAACGGTCATACCATTAGAACCATAATTTAAGCTTTTGCAATTTGTCATAGATTGAAATGCACTAGGTAATGTAACGCTTGTTTGCCCACCTGTTGTATCATCACCATACACAGTAGAATCACCAATAAAAGCAACTGTTTTTCCGGCAAATTGGTTCTCAATTAAGTTAGCTTTCACTAGACCCTCTATTGATCCATCATTAAACCACTCCGTTAATATTTTATTAACAGTGTTAAATAAATTAGTGTTAAAATTATTTTTAAAATCTTCCCACTCTGTAGCTAAATTATTATTAGATTCAATAACCTCATTCAATTTATTTGTTACCTTGCATAATACTTCATAGTAACTTAAACTGTCGTCGTATACTAACGGTAGTATTTTCTGGCAATAGTATCTAATTTTATTTATCATGTTATCACCTCACCACAATTGAAAAAACATTTCTTCAAATTCATTAATAGCCATCATATCAATATTAAGAAACGTTTTCCTAAATTCATTCAATAAGTTACTAAAACTTCCACTTCCTCGTTTACCTATAATACTTTCAACATAATCTTCTGTGCTATTAATACTTTCATTTTCTGCACTATCTCGCTTTCCTGTAAACACATCATTACTTGTATTAGTATTTGTAGTTTTATCTACACTGTTACTATTAAATGTATCATTACTAGTAATATTATCTGTACCATTACTATCATTACTAACCTTTCTAGCATTCGTCAAGTACGTTTCATTTTCAACATTCTGTAAACTTCCTTGCGGTGTATCACTATACAAGTCTCTTTCAACACTATCACCGTGAGTAGATCTATCAGTATTATTTTCACTACTACCACTATTATTAACATTTTTATTCATATCACTAGTACCAGAAATATCCCTTTTATCATTCGTGTTTTCAGTACCACTCTTATCTCTATCACTATTCCCTCTTCTATTTCCGCTAGTCTCAACCTTAGTGTCAGCCATAGGGTCAAATTTAATTAACTCACTCTCATACAACTGATTATAATACGGCATGATCTCTTCCAACTTCGTATTCATCCAAAGTTTCCACAACCCGACCGTCTCACATCCAATTTCCCTAGTATAGTAATGCTTCAAAACCTTCTTACAAAGCACTTTCCTATACTCTTCGTCGAAGAAATTCACACCACTATCAAACACCTTACTCCAGCTTTTCTCCAAAACTTCATCTACACTATTACCATCAGTACTCTCACTTAACCCAGCAAAGTTTTCACAAATAAACCTTACCTCTGTTGTATACTTACTCATCACTATCACCGCCATTCTCTTCATTATTAAACACATCTTCTGGATTAATTTCTTGATAATCTCCCCTATAACTAACCTCAATATTAGTTCCAAACATAACATTAATTTTTTCAACAGCCTGTCGTCTAGCTTCAAGTCTACTATAGCGACTAGCAACAGTTACACCTTGATTCCTCGTAACTTCGTCAGTTATCAATCTTTCCTTTTTCTGAATATTAATATTACTAATACCCAAATACGTCAGTGCTTCATTCCAAATCTGAGTCTTCAATTCATAAATTCTATCTGCAACATAAGGAGCACCAGTGCTAATACTTTTCAACCCCTCTGTATTCAAAGAACTATCACCAAAAATAACAGGTGCGTTTCCATCATACTCCTTATACAAATTAACTAAACTTAACCTCTGTTTTTCATTTCCCTGTACAAGGATAGGCGTCTTTTGTGCATTAGCATTTACATCAATGATTCTATCTAACATCCACAATCTTCTAGCATACGCTCTAATATCCGCTTCACTAGGGATATGCAAAAGATTATTCCAGATAATAACAGAGTTACTATCTTTTAACAATCTGTTATACCCATTATAACTACTATACGCTCTCCTTAAAATAGGATACCCGTACACATCTAAACCGCCGTTGTAGGTACAATCAAGACAAAGATTTCCCATCACTTCATCATCGAAATACACCATACACCCATTAGAAAAGAGGTGTAACTCAATGTACCTACTATCAACAGATTCAGGTAGTCCTTTCCACTCAAACATAGAGATTGCAAGTTCAGTTAATCTATTAACATACTGTACATAAGTTCTATTATTCAGAATTGCACTTTCATCAAAATAAGTCTTTCGTCTTCCCACGTTATCACCTCACTTATACTGGTCTGTTATCTAGTGAGTAATCACCCACCTCACTCGGATTCTTCCAGAATGTAATACCATTATCATAAATCTTACAAAGATGATTCATAGCATTAGCTGGAACACTACCAGTTAAATTAACATTCCTAGTTTTTAAGTAATTCCAGTGCGGTCTAGCACTATAATTCGGAATCTTACAACGATTAGTAGCATAACCATACATGGTAAAATAATCGTCAATCATTTTACCGTACTGCTTACTTATACTAACTCTACCGCTATAAAAGTTGTGCGTATGACTAGCGATATTAGAGTTGCCGTGACTCAAATTACCCTTAGTAATATCAGCTTGAATACTTGCTTTATAGCCATTACCTAAAAGTCCAGCAACAGCATTTGCTCCACTTAAACCAGCTAATAACGGAATGCTTGCACCGAAAGTAGTTGCGGCAGTAGCACCAGCAACAATAGCACCAGTTGTGCCTAAAATAGGCAACGAGTTTTGCGCTAACCATGCTCTAAAAGCGTCAGTACTCCATGAGCACATCGGGTAATTTTTTAATGTGATCGCTTCTGTGCTTAGCCTATCTACACTTCCTTTGTAATGTATAGGTCTAAGCGTGCACTCAACAGGCATAGTTAGGCATGTATCTATTTTAAACTCTGGTTTTAAGTTATCAAAAAATTCATATCTAAAAGCTGTGCTTTGTTCTCCACCAGCATCTACATGAAAATAGTTGTAAGGGTATGTTAGTAATTTTTTGTTTTTTGGCACATACCCGTCTACGCTCATATTTTTATTAGCCGCAACTGGTGTAGTAATTGTGATAACTGCGCCCTCTGTGTTACCTGTATTTTCTTCACCCATGTCACCTATTACGGCATCAAAAGCCGCTCTAGGAGCCATGTACATACCTACAATCGCTTCTGGTTTTTGTACATATTCATTTATTTTATTTTTAACAGCATCTAAAGTGTCTGTTCTATATACAAACATATGACACCCACCATATACACCGTCAAACAGTGCCGCATTAGGTTCTTCCTGTTCATCTGATATTAGTACAACAATTATAAGTTCTTCTAATAACGTATTTGTTAAATCAGCATAACTTCCATTAAAAACATACTCCCCTAAGTCAAGACCCTCTGGTATAATATTATCACCGATTTCATCAGTAACACTATGTTCTCTTTCAACAAATGACATTTCAAATCTATGATCAAAATACCATGTCTGCATATCGTCAATCTCAAACTGAATTTCCGTAGTAACATTATTGATATATTCCACGCCTGTAATAAAAGCATAAAACCACTTATTACCAAAACCGCTATTCTGAAACATCATGTAATTACAGTCATACAATTCATCTGCTGTTTTCTGCACCCTCGCATACCCTCTATTCACTCTCTGATATGTCTGGTTACTCAAAACAAACTTTGCCTTACTTGTGAAGTATTCAGACTGAGCTGTTACACTTTCAAAATATAGCGTGTGTTCATAAGTATTATCCAATGGCACATCTTTTAAAATTCTAATGTTTGTACTAGGTTCTACATACATATAAATCACCTTTTTCTTATTCTGATTTTGTTGCTTTTCTTGCTCTACTTACCGGTGCTTCTACAATACCTAAATATTTTTTAATTTCTGCTAACTCTTCTTTTGTCAAAGGTATACTATTTTTACCAGTCAAAACAGCTAATACATTTTCTTTACACCGCACATTTTCACCAACTGTTTCGTGAACATTTCCCAAAGCATCAACTGTATCTGCTTTATAAAACTCTTTCATACAATCACCTCTTTTTTAATTTAATGGTGGGATATTTCACCCACCATTGCACAAGATATAGTTACACTTAAATTATGACTTGCTAAATGTAAGAGTAGCACCTACATTCTCACCAGTCGTAAGTTCAGTTGTTGCTTCATAAGCAACACCACCATAAATCATCTGTAGCTTCGTAGTTGTCTGACCAACAGGGAATGTTACAGCACCGTACTTTTGAATAGCAATTCCTTTTGTTGTAGCATCTTCTGTCTGAACAAATTCGTAGAAGCCATTCTGCAAGGTTGCGTTATCTTCCTGCACTTCAAGCACAAATACAGTGCCAACGTCAGCGATATCCTTGCTAGAAATTTCTACTGTCACTGATTCTGGTGCTGTGATCGTTGCTTTGTTAGTAACAAATACAACAGCATTGCTAAACGGGCTGTTTGAAATTGTCTTCCATGTATGGTAGAAGTAATTCCAGTACAAACCGCTTGCAGAATATTTCTCGGTAAACTTGTTATTGTTGTCATAAACTTGAAACCAGTTTTCATCAAGAATCACAGCTTTTACATCAGCAAGTAGCGCCAACTCTTCTGATGTAACCTCTTCAATCCCGTCAGAATTTGCTCTGATAATGTCAAATCTTTCATTATCAAAACTCGTCCAGTTATCAATCAAGAACAGTCTTCCCATGAAATCTGCTTTGTCCATGTTAAATGCACTTGCAAGAACATTCACATCAAACTGTGCGTTAAACATAGCATCCATGAAAATTACCTGTCTGTCTTTCGGCGTTGTTGTTTTAACACCAACTTCATTATATTCACCAGACATAAATGGCAACAGGTTAGACACACCTCTGAACTGCACAGCGGACTCTTTCAAGTCTGTTCCGTCACCAATAGCAACAGGTTTCATTTTACCGTGACTAATTGCTTTGATCAACAGATACTTAAATAACAGGAACTCATCATATTCAGCACCTGTGTAAACAGCATCTACAATTTTTGCGATCAAGTTCTGAACACCGTCCATAGACAGAAATGCCTGTTTCAAGTCTTCATCCTGAATCGTTACAGGGTACATTACTCTCCAGTTCATAGCATGGAAAGCAGAACGAACATCTGGGAATGTTCTCTTGTACTCACGCTCTCTCGCTTTTTCTGGGTTAAAGTCTACACCCTTTGCAATAGAAACAAAAATGTCTTCTACGGTTTCACCAAACTCAATATACCCTTTCTTGAGCATTGAATACGGGTTGTTAAATGTTGCACTCTGCACTCTTACAATCGCAATACGATTTACAAGTGCGTTGATAAATTGGTTAGCCAGTGCAGGCTGTCCCATCAAAACCTCTCCGACTTTCGGGATATCGTTTGCGGTTTTTACTACTGGCACATTCTGCTGATAATCATAGGAAGCATTCTGACGAATTACATTCAGAATATCCAATGTAGAAGCATTCAATGTGCTAACTGATACTCTTCTCGGCATCTTTTACATCTCCTTTTCTTTAAAATTATTTATTGGTGAACAAATCTTCGTACCTAGTAGGAACTGGATCTGGTTCATCTGTGTCCTCTTCCTCGATTCTTCCGTCTCCCTCTAAGAATCTTTTTCTATATTTTTCTCTCCACTCACTGTCATTCTCCTCATATTTCTCTTTCCATTTTGTGTTATCACTTGCTTTCTCCGACAGATCATTGTATGTGTCTGTGAAGTCTTCCAAAATTGCTAAGCTGACATCAGAAGTATCTTCACCAATTAATGTGTTAATTGATTCAATCAATTCTTCTCTTGTTTTTACTGCCATATTAATACCTCTCTTTCAAAACATTCTATAACGTATCATCATCCACACAGGCATTTTTGATTTTTTACTTCCTGCTGTTCCACCAGAACCCCCACCTGCACTAAGTAACCGATGCATCATAACTGCATTATTCAAAATATCTGGTTCTTCTAATAATTCATTTTTAATCACCCACGAATTAATGCTTGAATCTTGTGCATGTTCTTGAATAAAATCATAACACTTGTTTGCATATTCAATTCTTAATGACGGATCTGATTCAGCAGGGCGTTCCCAACATTTCATAAACGCTTCTGTTAAATCTGGTATATTTGTACTACTCGAATTAATAAATTCATCCAATGAAGTAATTCCTGCAAACTCACCTAACCAGTCAGCTTCTACAAATAAATACTCAACCTGTCCTTTTGGTGATGTTCTTTCATATCCGTTTTCAGATAGCCACTGTTCTAATGCTGTTCTTCTACCACCTGTCCACTGGAAAATACCAAACCCACCGCCTCCGTCTATTTCCTCTTGTGCTGGATTGATGTGAGATTCTCTCCAAGCGTTTCCGCATAATGCTGATACTACATAAATACTCGCACCATACCCAGAAGCACCACCGTCACCGTAACGAAACACTCTCGGAAAACTTTGGGTATAATTCCCAATAGATACTTGGTCTGCTAACGGAGCTAAATCGGTGTGTGCTCCCATAAAAATCGCTGACCCAGTTCCTTTTTCATAACACATTTCTGTATGGTAACTTGATACACCAATATCTCCGGGAAGAATTTCACCGTTAGGATCAACTTCTATAAATCCTAATCTTAATAACTCGTCTGGTTCTGTGTAAGTAGTAAACGCATTACTATTTGGCGCATAACTTGGCGTTTCAAACCCACCTGCTAATAATGCATAATTAATAAAGGATGAACAATCATAATAGGTAACACCCCCAATTGTCTGTTGATTCCTATATGTTTGAGAATAACCAATGTTTGGAGCATTACACGTTTGAATTGCCCATGTATACGCTTTATTAATATCTGGCATATTATTCCACCTTAATCACTGCTTCAAAACCATTGTTAATAAGTGACTGCTTCAATGCTTCTGCGTTACTTCTGTTTTTAAAAGCACCGCACTGTACTTTATAAAGTACATTACTATCTGTATGATTGTTACCTGTTCCGTTATTAATTGTAAGTCCATCTACTTCTGCAAATCCGTCTGCAATTGCTTTTCCGATTGCTGAAATATTTTCATCAATCCACTGTGCGAGGGTTTCTGTATCATGAAATTCACACTCAATGTAAATACATGTTGCTACAGTGTTTAAAATCTCATACAGTGTTACATCTGCTCGAATACCGTAATCTGATGTCGGTGTAAGTGTTGCTACCTTATTATATACAGATGCAACATAAGGGTCACTTACTGTGCTAGGGTATGCCATTACCAATGTACCGGCTCCACCACCTGCGTTCGTATGAATTGCAACATGATAATCAGCTCCCCAGTCGTTTGATTCTGTTACACGGTTCGGGTATGTGCCGTCTTCTGAATTATTTCCTACTAATACTTCATATCCATAACCTCTTAAATACATGGCGCATTCGTCTGCAATTTGTGTGCAATGATATGCTTCACTATGTCCAGAACCAGAACAGATATTTGACCATTGGTCAGAGGGTGAAAGATAAATTTTCATGCTTATTCTCCTTTACTAATATGAAACAGTTCCATTAATTTTTCTGGAAGCAAATCTGAATTAATTTTGCTGATATTTTCCAGAATAGAAACTAATTCAGTTGTACATGTGTACAGTACAATAATTGGTAGAATTGAAACACCTAAATTTAATCCTATAAATGTTCCGTAATAATCTACAATATACGCTAAAACATAACACATAATGAATCCTACTTTTTTGAAAAGTCCATCACGCAATTTAGCTGATTGCAAGTCTTTATTTTTAACCGCTGAAATAAGTCCACTGATTAAATCAAACAAGTTAAAAATAAGTGCAATAATAATAGGGTAAAATTCTTCCACTTTACCTCACCACCTTTTTTATTTTATTATAGCATACTTATTGACTTTTTGCAATAGGCTTGTTATAATTAATTATAGAAATGAGGTGAAAATCAAAATGTCAGAATATTATGACGGAACAAAATTATTGTCTATGTTAGACATTAATGGTGAAAAACCAGAAATATTTATGTGTACAACAAACAGAAGCGGTGGAAAGACAACCTATTTTAGTAGATATCTTATGAACCGTTTTTTAAAATATGAAGAAAAATTTTGTCTTGTTTATCGCTATAATTATGAACTGGATAATGTAGCAGAAAAATTCTTTGATGATATAGGGTCTTTATTCTTTCCAGAATACGGAATGCTTTCAAAGAGAAAAGCAAAAGGTATTTTTCATGAATTGTACCTGTTTAAATTAGATGATGAAGAAGTATTAATTCAGTGTGGGTATGCTGTTAGTATCAACAGTGCTGACCAGATTAAAAAATACAGTCACTTCTTTTCAGATATTCAACGTATGCTAATGGATGAATTTCAGAGTGAGACGAATCATTACTGCGCAGATGAAGTAAAAAAGTTGATCAGTATTCATACCAGTATTGCCAGAGGGCAAGGGAAACAGGTGCGGTATGTTCCTTTGATCATGCTTAGTAACCCAGTTAGTTTGTTAAACCCATATTATACAGAAATGGGGATCAGTGCAAGATTAAGGGATGAAACAAAATTCCTTAGAGGTGATGGGTTTGTACTTGAGCAGGGATTTAATGAGAGTGCCAGTAAAGCGCAAAAAGAAAGTGCTTTTAACAGAGCGTTTTCTGGAAATGATTATGTCGCTTATAGCAGTGAATGTGTGTACCTAAATGATAACAAAACATTCATTGAAAAACCAGTTGGTAAAAGTGATTATATCTGTACTCTTAGATATAAAGGTACTGATTATGCAATTCGTGAATTTGCAGATTATGGTGTGGTTTATTGTGACGATAAAGCAGATAGTACATATCCTACCAGAATTAGTATTACAACGGAAGATCACAACATAAATTTTGTAATGCTTAGAAAAAATGACTACTTGCTTTTAAATATGAGATATTATTTTGAAAAAGGATGTTTCAGATTTAAAGACTTACGTTGTAAAGAAGCTGTTTTATCTGCATTATCTTATTAACTTTATACGGTATCAACCAACGTGCATATCATTGTTAGATCTGGATAGCACACTTGAAATTATAGTGCCAGACTATTTTCTATCATGCTAGTAGGCTTTGATTATCTCGTTGGATATTGATATAAAATAGAGCAGATGTTAATCATTGATTACTCTGCTCTATTATTTTTATTAACTTATTGAACCATTTGAAATGTTATATAAATTTGTTACTGCCGATGAAATTTGTATAAGCATAATGTCCATTTCATTTTTATCTACTACTGTGATGAGATTATCGTTCTTATAAAAACAAATTTCATTATCTATAATTTTATAATACCCTATTGATTTACCCTCATAATCTATAATAGTGCTATTTAATATATTGCCTTGTAAAGTTAATTCTAATACGTCACAAACTTTAGCTATTCCCGCGTAAATATCTTTTCTATTCATTCCGCACACCTCATTAATATATTCTTTAACACTTTTATTTTTAATATCTGTATAAACATACACTTTATTAAAATAAATAGATTCAGCTATGTCTAAAATATTAGTTGCATTATATTTTATCATATAATTATTAAATTCTTCTCTATTGCATTCTTGTATTCTTAAAATACCATCAACAAATAGAGCAAAATTATCATTTGTAAGATGTCTTGATTTTTCTATTATATCCTTTAATCTTAGCATATTATTTCACCTCATTTCATATGTTGTATCTACAAGTAATATCCCACCTCGTATACGCACAGGGCGTAACTTATCTGGTACGCATAAACCAACTTTAAAATCAGAATAGTCTCTGACTATTGGTTGTTCATTTTCATCAAATAAGAACACTTTTTCATCTTCTGTCCATTCTTTATGTTTACCTGTACTTTTATCTGTGTAACCAGAAATAACTTGCTTACCTGTCATTGATAAAGCAAATAAGTTTTTACATTTATCTGGCATTCCTGCACATTTAATATTGTGATAAGGTTCTTCTATTGGTTCTAAATCTTCTTTTACAACGTGTTCTATATAAGTCTTCTGCCTAGTAAAAATTGCTTTATCCCAGCAACTTTCAAGTTTCCAACAGCAAAAGTTTTTATCGTGTACTTTTATTCCTGTTATTTCCTCTGGTTCTAAATCACAATGAATGCTGTCTGTATCTGCATATATAAATCCTCGCTTATCCTTACCATAGTAATTTTTCTGAGCCGCCCTAATTGTAAAATTTCTAGCATAACTTGTAATAGCAGAACCACAAGCAATATATCCTGCTTCTTTTTCATGCTCTGTTACTGGTATAAAACCTATTGATTTATCCTCTTTAACATAAGCAATCTTAAAAGAAGAGTCTGTACTGCTAGCTAGCTTTCCATATAAGTTATTCAAAAATAGTTTTGCTAACTCTCTTTTTGCCCCTTTTGATCCTATTTTTTTATTTTTATACTTATCTATGTACTCGTCAAATATGCCAACTTGTGAATAAAAATAGCATCCGTCTAATATCTCAAAATCAACCAATTCATAATGATCAATTAATAAATAATAGTCAGTCATTGTTAAGGTTAATTCAATTATATTAGGCACTACTGACCCATCTTCCTCTATTCTGTAAGGGCAATATTTTCCAGTTTCTTTATCATATACATCTGATGTTTCCAATGCTTCTGTTCCCTTATACAAAAAATTTCCTTTTATCTGTATAAACGGTAACTTATCTTTTTTAATGTAGAATCGGGTTCTTATTCTAATAAAAAAGTAGCTATCTTCTTCTAAAGCTTTATCTGGTATATAGTTTCCGTCCCAAAATGTCGGATAAAATATTGGGTATCTGTTACCAGATTCTGACGACATCATACTAGGGTATAGTGAATTAACATCAGCAGTTGTGCCGTTATTGTATATTTTATTCTCTTTTCCTTTTACTAAATAGCACCAACCACCTTTATACGATCTTCTTATCCATTCACCAGCGTTATCAACACCATGAATTTTTTCGTCTATTTTTATATCGTATAAGTCTGGAAACATTTCTTCATAGTCATAAACTGAATTTACAGAATGATTACATATATTTCTGTATTCAGCTAAACAACATGATCCTATTGTTAGCTTATTATGTCCCTCGTTAAACATAATTTCTAATGCTTCCTTTACTACAAGAACATCATTTGCAATGTACTTCTTTTCTTCTGGTGTAATCTCGCACCCTGCATAACGAAATCCCTCGTATTCCATGTCAAGTTTTTTGTGCTTTGTTCCAAAAGATTCCCCAATACGCTTTACAGAAAATGGTAGTAATTTTAAAGAGTCTCTAATCTCTATAAATTTACCGTCTACTTTTATAACGATAGAATACCATTGCCCCTTATCAGAAACACTGATTCTAAATTCACCATTTAACATGTACTTTTTATCTTTCCATTTTACATCAGTTTCTTTTTCACCTGTTTTTTCTAACGCTTGTTTAAAATGTTTGTCAACCATTAAATATGATACCCAAAATGATCCGTCAAATTTAAGGTTGTGATAGTAAGCTATTATGTTTGTTTTTAATGATTTAAAATACTCAAACTGTTCATCGATAGAATGAAATATTTTAACATCATCTGTATATAATTCTACGGAAGCGGACGCCCAAACTTCTGTGCTTACCTGTCCTTTATACACTGTTGTTTCAAAATCACACATAAAATATCTATTTTCTCTAGGTCTCATAAGCCACTCAATGTATTGTCTTAGATACATCATACACCCTCCCAGTTTTCTTCTATTTCACTTTCTTCAGCTAGATCTTTTCTTTCTTTTAATGTTAATGTTTTATTCGATATAGCATCAGCGAGTTCTTGAGAAGCAGCATTAATCGCTTCAGATGTACTTCCATACATCACATAATCAAGTACCACTTTCCACTCTAAATATGCTCTTATTCTATATCCCACTTTTGACTTACCAACGTCAGCTACTTCTTTCTGTGTTATTGTTTGTAAAGTAGCTCTTTCCCTTAACGACGCGTTATAAGCCTCATATGATCTATATCCATACAACCCAATTTGTGTAATTGGTCTTGATAACCTTGATATATACTCCTCATATGTGTTGTCAAAAATAACTTGTCCTGTGTCTGGTATATGATCATATGATTCTGGTTCGGGTATTACAATGTTTGACTTTGGTGGGTATACTGTCTTTGCTGTTGATGTAAAAAATCTTTGCTCTGCTAATCTATTTACTTTTCTAGTTTGCTGTGATTTCTTTGCTCGTTTTGATCGTTCTGTTTTTCTTCCCTCTAGTCCTGTAACAATTTCTCCTTGTGTTGCTTCTCCGCCATACAATGCTTTTCTATATAGGGTATCTGGTTTTAATTTCTTCAACCGTGCTACACTACTTTTTGTGATACGCTTTGGTATTTTTGGTAGTATGTTATCTTCAAAAATATAACCACGTTTTTCTGCTCTCTTTATAAACCTTTGTATGCGATTTCTTTCTTTTTTATATTCCTGTTGAATTTCTGATTTTTTCTTTGCCATGTTTTACACCTCACCTTTTAATATGTTTCACGTGAAACATTTAGAACAAAAAAAGGAAGCATTAAAGCTTCCCTTTTTCATGTATTTCTTAAAGAGAATTAATATCCAATGTGCAATTGATATAATCTCTACCAGCGTTTGTTTTACCAGAAATTTTAATAATTGAAAACGGTTTATCTTTCATAATATTCTGGATATCTCTCATTGATCTTTTAAAGGTTGTTGACTGTCCACAGTATACCTCTTTTTCTGGTGTGATAATTGAGATAATCTCTACTGCTTCTCCTGTTGATTCTTTGATGTCTTCAAAGATCATTATACCGTTTACTTTGATTGATGTACCGTCTTCCACGTCTTTCAGCCCTTTAACGGACGGTGCAATTGTCATAAGATACTGTTCTACCTCTGTAAAGTCTCTTGATGTTTCTTTAATTTTAATCATGTTTTAAATCTCCTTTTTACATTATTTTATTCTTCTGTTTCTGCTTCTGTTTTCTGTTTTCTCGGTGGCATAACTTTTGCGTTCATAATGAATACCTGTTCTGGCATTCCGTAAAGAGTTTCAACAACTTCTTTGTCTACAACGTGCACAGCTTTGATTGTATCTGTCTCAATCAGCGGTTTTACTGCTTTAAGCAAAGCTTCGTCGTCTTTGTATGTTCTTGCCACTTCTACCGTTTCGTTAAACGGTTCTCCTGCTTCAATGTCTAAACACATGACATTTGCTTTTGTTGATGTGATCGTTCTTGTGATCATAATTTCTCTTGCCATTTTCTGCTACTCCTTTTCGTTATTTTTTGTTGTGTATTTGTGTAATGTTTCACGTGAAACATTAAAAGTGTAATCTGGAATCGAACCAGAAGCGGCACCAGCAAAACAGGAGAAACAATGAGGGTTCATGAGACTGAATCATGCCACTATATCCAATATTTACACTAAGGTGTGGCGGTAAGATTGAGTTACCGCCAATGGCAATGTAATAAATAGATTGGTTTGTGTAATTCTTTATTACATTTATAATTATAGCATATTTATGCGAATATGTCAATTATAATTGTAAAAATAGTATGATAAAATATGCTGTTGGTAAGTCTTAACTAACTCATATGATAGTTGGCTAATTTTTACGTTGTCCGAAAGTTTAGATTGCGCGTTTCGGATTTCGTAGTGAAATGGGTGAATCGAGTCGGAGTTGATGTGGACGCGGAGTGTGTCGTACTTATCTATGTTTACCCACACTTTTGAGTGTTTTAACTTTGATCGTAAAAATGTTGATATCTGTGTTTCAATTAATTTTTTATAAGTCATTTTAATACCTCTCTTTTAAGTATTTGTGGTATAAGTACCCACAAGCAAAGCCATAAATTAATAATGTTATTTCGTGCATTATATGTACAATCCTCCGTCTATATAAAATTCCCAGCCATTACAATTACATATTTCTGAAAGTTCGTCATCATTTATTGCATAAAAGAAGCTATAACCATATTCTTCGTATTTCCGACATAATTTAGTGAAAATATTTCTAACTAATTCTTCAAATTTTTCTAATACAGTATAATTAATATTTTTATACATCGAATTTTCAAGTAAACAGCCCCAACAGTCTACAATATTAATTCTATCCGATAATGAATAGTCATATCGACGATTTTCCAGAAGATCAATTTCCTCGCACAGCATTTCATAGTGAATAATTATTCTTTTCTCTTTATCTGACAACGCATTTTCAAATTCTGCAAACAGCGCACCGCCCTTGTGCTCATCTAAACATTTAATTATATCTTTTGCATGCACTAAACCATAGATATTAACACCGTCACCCTGACAATAACCCAAAGAAAATTGTAGTTGTAAATCACCACAAAAAAGATTTTCAAGATCATTGTTACATATATCTAAAAATTCCTAGACCTTACTATCGTCGGTTAAATACCACTCTTTTACTTTGCCTTTTGCTTCTTTTGGTAATTCATTATATGTATAAACATTAATTTCTTCTATTATTTTTCTCATGTTTAATCTCCTTTATATTTACATGTAATAGATAGGGTAGCTTATTATAATGTTTCACATGAAACATTTTTATAATAGAAATTATTATAATTCGTTAAAATCTCTATATCCTGTAATACAATACAAAATATCCTCTAACGCTTCATGGTTAAACCCGTTTATATCGGTTACAACCTGCAAAGTCTGTTCTTCTACGCCAATTTCTAAAAGTTTATCCCATTTTTCCTCTAAAGTAATTTCTTGTTGTTTCATTTTTATTTCCTCACTTTTCTTTATTTTATTTTGACCGACTAGTCAAAAGGTAACTCGGGACTCGAACCCGAATGAAAGTCATTTCTTTTTACCTGTCAATGTTTCACGTGAAACATTTTATATCAGAAATTTGTATAGATCTTTTATTCCTGTTAAATCTACAACATCGTTATAAGACATATCGGCTAAAATAACTAAGCATTCAATCATGCCTTTTATTATTCTAATAGACGCTTTATAATCCGATGATTCTATATTTACCTCACTTAGATATTTAACATGTCTCTTAATTGTTTTAATTATATCATTTACTTTGATCACTTCTTCCCCTATTTTCTCTTTCTGAATATCTTCATAAATTTCAATTGAAACGCCAATAACTTCCGCTGAAATTCTATCGGCTAAATATTCTGCACAAGCCCTTTTCTTAATCTCGTCTAAATACTTTTCTGGTGCTACCATAATTTCTTTCATTGTTCTTTCTCCTTTTCTTGTTTATCTCTTTGTTTATACTTATATTATATAGGATAACCATTGTTTTGTCAATAGTTTTATCAATAGTTTATTTTTTAACAAAGTTATAATATGTAATCAAATTAATAGCACAGGTTAAACGTTCAAATGGGAAACTGTACAAGGGGGTTTCGAGTTAACCACCCC